CAATATAAAGCAAATTTCCGTATCGACAAGGAAATAAATACAATGTCGTTAATTCAAAACTTAATAAATAATAAATAATAAATAATTATGGAATCACAATTAAACCAACCCCAAATTGATTTAAAAAATACTAGTGAAGTTAAAAACTTTAATGGGGGTTATTTATTCCAACAAGGAATAATCCTAAGAAAAGTATCTAAATTTGTAGCTGGAACTAATGAAGATGCTATTATGCCTATTCCTGTATTTTTTGATCCTGAAACAAACAAAATCTTAACAGATTCAGTACCTAAGGATTTAAGGGAAGAAATGGCAGATGAGCTTTGTTAAATGAAAAATGTTTTTGATTGGTTAAAAGCAATTAATACTACTAAACCTCCTGTTGAGTCTTTTACTAATAAAGATTGGGAGGTTTGGAATAGTTATATGATTCATAGGTTTTTATCTATGGATTGCTCTAATATTGAATTAGTAAATGAAATCCAAGAAATATTACCTACTGATAAAGAAAAAATATATTCTATTTATAAAGAATTTATCCCTAAAAATAATAAATGGAATAAATATATTAAATCAAGTTTTAAACAACCAAATAAAGATTTAGTAGATTATATTAAGGATTATTACGAATGTTCTTCAAAAGAAGCAAAAGAATATATAGGTATATTGGGTTCTACAAAAATAAATCGTATATTACAAGATATAGGATTAGATAAAAAAGAAATAAAACCTTTATTAAAGTGAAAATACAAATAAAACATCTTCAAACTAAACCTAATGATGAAAGAGAAACTATTTCTTTTAAATCAATATCTAGTTTAGAACAGCATGGAATTGATTATGAAAGGATAATTAATAAACCTTATAATAAAATTGCCCCTAAATATCACTGTAGAAGACCTGAACATATAAGCCCAGACAACCAACCCGGAGAACTTTATTCGGGGGCAGGAATTGGGTATTTAACGGGTAGGCATTATGGGTGTTTTGAAGCGCATACGAATGTTTTAAAAAACCTAAATGAAGATTATAATTATACCATTATTTTTGAAGCGGATGCACATCTAGAAGTAGATGCTAAATCTTTTTCAAAAATATTAAAAACTATATGCGAGGTAATGGAAAAAGACGATGTTTATTTTCTTTCATTAGCTAATAATCCTTCTAGAACTAAAGAATCTGTCCATGATATTTTATTTAAAACACATCCTGGTCAAGACTTAGCCCATGCTTATGTAGTAAGAAATAAAGATAAAAATTGGTGGTTAAAAAATTTAGAAAAAATTGGATGGGATGGGTATGATATTTGGTTAAATCTTGTATTTTTTGATGATCCAAAAAATAGATATACTACTAAAATAGAATATGTAAAACAAATAGATGGAGTATCTCTTATAGATGGAGAATATAAAATTTGGAACCAAGGCAAATCAACTAGGAACCCTGAAGATAAACCAATTTTAATAATATCCTCAGGCAGAAGATTTAATTATTTAAAAGAAACTATTGAAGGGTTAAACCAACACACTTTAAATCTAAAGGATGTATTTAAAAATATTTGGATTCTAGATGATAGATCTTCTTTAAATGAAAGGGTTTTGATAGAAGAATTAATGACAAAATATTTTGGGGATAAATACCAATCTATATATTTTAATAGTAATGAGCCCTATGCTTTTGTAGATAAATTTAATATGATTAGAAAATTATCTGAAAAAACAGATATAATTTTCTTTTTAGAAGATGATTGGGTATTAAATAAACCCTTTAATTTTCAACACCACACTGATGTTTTAAGGAATAGTGAGTGGACTTCAATTTCATTTACCGATCCCCTTTGGTTACAAGATGAATCACTACAGGGGCATGCTATAGAGGGGGGATATTGGAAAAACCCATACCCTGGGGTTTATAAACATCCTTTATTATGGTTTGGAGAAAAACATTGTAGATGGGCAGCTGGTACTATAAATAATTATACAAATAACCCAAATTTATCTAAGGGAGAAATATACCATAAAGCAAAATTTAAAAATATAAAAAATTTCGAATGGGAATTTGCAGAAACAATACAAGGTAACCATGTCTTCCACCAGGATTGTCTTTTTAACCATGTCGGAGAAAATAGTTTAATTAACCAATTATAAAATAAAATGACAAAAGAATTATACAATATGCTAAAAAAATCTGCTGAAGCAGATCAAGCAAAAGCCAAATTATCATTAGATCTATTAGGAAATCACGCAGTAGGAATTGGAGACCATTCAACTGAAGATTTTTACAAAAATGCTGAGGAAGCACTTATGATGTTAGTCGATGCCGAAGATAAATTAAAAATTTTAGAAAAATATTATAACTTAGCAATACAAGTAAATGGGTGATACTATAACTAAATGGCATGAAATGCAAGAAGATATGAGCGATAGAGAAATCATGGATGCTAAACATCCAGAAGCAGCAGCAGTAAGAGTATTTGAAAAAGAATACCCAGAATTATCAGATGAGTTTAAACAAATACAAAAAGAAATGTATGAAATGTTTGCTCGTAAACATATGGATTATGGTTTAAATAACATTGCTTTAGGTGGAGATATCGTTAATAACAGCGAGGATAAACAATTTTCACTAACTGGGTTGTGTATTAGATTAACTGATAAAATATCACGTTTAAAAAACCTATTAATTAATGGTAAAGCATTTGTTGAAGGTGAAGGTATACAAGATACATTTATAGATATTGCCAATTATGGAATAATAGGTCTTTTAGTAGGTCGAGATAAATGGAAAAAATAAATTCTATTGAAAAAATATCTTTCAATATTAGTTCCAAGTAGGAATAGACCAAAAAATGTTATAAGGCTTTGTGATTCTTTATTTTCTAGATCTAAATTTCCTAATCACATAGAAGTTTTATTTTATTTTGATAATGATGATGATTATTTAAATGAATATCCTTCTTTACTAAAAAAATATAATCAAAAATATCCTTTATCTATTAAGATAGAAATAGGTCCTCCTTTAATTTTAAGTGATTACCCAAATAAACTTTACAAATTAGCAACATCAGATATCTTTTTTAATTTAGGTGATGATAATATATGTGTTAAAGATAATTGGGATGAAATTATAATTAAAAGTATTAATGCTTGCCCTAATAAAATGAATTTCGTATATTGGAATGATGGTCATTGGGGAAAAAAGTTAGCAACCCACCATTGTCTTCATCGTAATTACGTAGAATGTTTAGGATATTTTTATCCTCCTATATTTGATTTTGAAGAAGCAGACAGATGGATGTCAGAAGTAGGATTTAACTCTAATACTAATTATTATATAGATGAGATATTATTTTCTCATGAACATTATAGTAAAGGAAAAAGTGAGTTTGATTCTACATATGAAAGAAAAATTAATTCACAAAAAGAATTTAATAATCATATTCTTTATGATAGAACTACACATTATAGAGAATTAGATATTAAAAAAGTTATAAATAAAAAAAATAATTTTGGCTAAAAAAATCCCAAAAATCATAAAGGAGATTAGGAATAATCCCCCATCACCTATAAATTTTGCATTCCAAAAGAATATTTCTTATTCTCAAATGTCAATATTTAGAGGATGTCCTCATAGGTGGAAACTACAGTATAAAGATAAAATCAAAAGATTTACATCTTCTATACATACTGTATTTGGAACAGCTATACATGAATCTATGCAACACTATCTAGATATGGCATATGAAAAATCATTCGCCGCAGCAGATAGGGAAATAGATATAAAAGAACATTTCCAAAATGTTTATATATCTGAATATCAAACCCAATATAAGAAAAATAATAATGAACATTTCTCAGATGCTAATGAAATGAGAGAATTTTTTGAAGATGGGGTTGCTATATTAGAGTGGTTTAAAAAGAAACGTACAAGATATTTTTCTAAAAAAGGTACATATTTAGTTGGTTGTGAATTACCAATTATAATAGCGCCAAATAAAATGTATAACAACGTATTATACATGGGGTACCTAGATGTTGTCACGTATTGTGAAATAACAGATACCTTTAAAATAATCGATATAAAAACCAGTACTAAGGGCTGGAATGATTATGCTAAAAAAGATGAAGATAAACAATATCAATTATTATTATATAAACAATATTTTTCTGAACAATACGGAATACCATTAGATAAGATTGAAATTGAGTTTATGATATTAAAAAGAAAGGTGCTAGATATAGATGATGAAAATATAATGTCACCTTATCAAGCATATAGGGTTCAACAATTTACACCCCCTAGTGGAAAAATTAAATTAGGAAGAGCAAAATCTGCCATTAATGATTTTATTAATGAATGTTTTACCTCAAATGGAAGTATTAAAGAAAAAAATTATCCTAAAACACCATCAAAATGGACTTGTACTTTTTGTCCATATAAAGAAGAAAAAGAATTATGTGGGGAAGGTATATCTTACTAATCTCCTAATATATGTATATAAAATAATGTTATTAAAATAAAGACTATGAGCGTAAAAAAAGATATGACACTAACGAGTGTTAAAGTCAAAAGCGATTTATTCGAG